AACTAGATTTCCACCGTCAGCAGCAGTACCAACATTTAAATCCCTCTTAAGGACTTCATTAGGAACAATAATTCCTTTTGCTGGTCTACCGTAACGCTTTGAAGCTTCATCAGAAACTTCTCTTTCAAATGCAGCAGCTTCTTGTAGTTGCTTGTCACCTGGTGATGCTAATGCGTTAATAGCTCTTAAGAAAGAGAATTGCTTGACTTCTTTTTTATCAAGAAACTCTTCAGATCTTTTTCCTTCAATTTCCATGTCTGTTGATCGAATAGGGGTAACTTTTTTATTTTTTACAAGATCTAATATTGCAGATCTTGCTTCAGTTGCAGACTTACCTGACTTAATTAAAGTTTCAGTAAGATCTTCTGCACCGTATTCTCTAAATTCACGACAAGTTGAAGTGATTTCAGCAACACGAGCATTGTTTTCATCTAAAGCACGTTGTACTTCAGCTTGAACATCAATTGTTTCTACTGTCGGCTTTTGCTCCACCGCAGTTTCGTTTGTAGGTTCTTCCATAGACGGATTTGATTGTGCGGTGGTGACCGCTTGACGAATCTCCTTTTCAGAAGATTTAACATTAATAATAATGTCTTCTTGTTCTAAAGTAACATTTTCTGAAGAAATATTCTCTACTAAAGATCTACCAAACCCCACGGAATTGTCTGCTGGAATCGTAGCCAAGCTAACTTCGTGTGGAGTCCAGCTAACTGCTCGTAGCCCATTTTCAGTTTCTTCAACTTCATTTAAAGAATAACCAAACGAAATTCCACGCAAAATTCCATCTTTAACGTCTTCTAAGATCTCAGTAGCAAATTTAGAGCGAGAAAAACGGATTTTAGCGTATCCTCTACGATCCTTGATATAAGCAGACTCGACCACTCCTAAAACTTTATCAGGATTGTGATTGAAGAGAAACGGAGCAGAATCATTGAGTCTTTCTAAGTTTGCACTTCCTTCTTCATGGCTTAACACTTCGTCACCAAAAAACCGAGTTACAGGCATTTCACTACTAAATGGAAATTCAAAAGTCCTTCCTTTAGTATTATTGAAATTTGTAATTTCTTTTCTTTCAAGTTTGTCAGTTTCATCAATAACTCTAATTGGAGCTATTTTTGATAAAGCACTAAAACGATGACCTGCATAAATATCTGTAGATTCACCATTTCGATAAACCTGTATTAAAGCTGCGGGGTCTTCTGGTGTTCCGTTAATAACAAAAGAACTACTTGGAACATCAATTTTTCCATCCCTTACAACTCTTGTAATCTTTCCTCTAGCTCGACCTCCACTAGCATTCCAAGATACAAAATCACCAGTTTTAAGAGCATCTGGTGCTGCTCTTTCTGAAGTAGCTTCAGTCATAGTTCGCTCCCTAGCTTTTTTAATGGCATTTGACTTAGACCTTGCCCAAGTCTGCCCAGAATCCGATCCCCATGCTGACCAGGCCACACGTCCTTTTGACGGATACCCTTCTTCACCAGAATTGAACCCTTTGCCTGATTTGTCCGATTCATGTCGGGCAAACCACGCATTCATTGTAATAACTACATCTGGACTTAGCTCTCTTCCACTTAATATTTGATTAGCTCTTCTTGCGGCATCATCTGTTCCACCTGGCCTACCTTCTTTTTTCCATTTTTTATATTGCCTTGCAGCACTTCTCATTGATTCTGTAGGCATTAAATTAATTTCTGTGCCATTTACATTTGCCATTAATTTTCTTCCTCCTTAATTAAATTCAATTCAAGCTGACTTTTACTCTTTTTACTAGATTTTGTTCGTGATCTAGGACGAGTTGGTTCAGCAATAGGTTCAACTATAGGTTGACCTTCTTCTACTTCTAAATCAAGATCCTTGTCTAATGTAACACCTAAATCTTTAGCAACTTGTTGTTCTCTTGCTATTTCTCTAACAATATCGTCATAATCACCACCACCACTCATTGCTATTACTTCTGACTTTGTCATATAACCTGCTTGCTCTGCTTCACGATATGCTTTTACTTCCTTTAAAGGATCAACATAGTGTTTACTTGGCGGTATCCATTTTGGCTTGTTATATCTTTGTGGTCTTGTAGCATAATCAGGAAAATCTAATTCACCTGCTAAAACAGCTAATGATAACCATTCTTTAAAAACTCTTTTATGAAAATTTTTAATAATATATTTCTGACAAAACTCCCAATGAGTCCTATCTTCTAACAAACTCAATCTTGAACTGGAATAGTTAGTTTCTGAAAAGTCTTTTGATACAGTTTCATACGAACATCCAAATCCAGCCGCAAACCTTCTCACCTTGTTTTTTACAAACATTTCATACTGTTGATGAGGATAATCTATATCTGGTACTTGGATAGATTCTCCATTAGCAAGATATCGAAAAGTTCCTGGTTGGAAATCTTGAATTCTTTCACCATTTTCTACTTCATCTCCAATAAGCTCTCCAGAATTATTTGTAATAAAGCCAGAAATACTTGCTCCTAATCTGGCTCTAATAATTGCAGCTTCTTCATAACCTTGTAGTTGATGCAAATCCTCCATAACTGGATGAAACCAAGGCACACCTCTATTTTGACCAGGTCTTTCGGGTAAAAATAAATGAATTATATCTTGTGCAGGCAATATAATATTTTCTTTTTGTTTACCTTGATTTGTTAAATAAAACGCATCCCCTGGATGTTTTGACATTATCGAATATCTAACTGGCCGACCCCAACTATCAATCTCTACTCCATTCCTCCATTCATTATTTTTATTTAAAGTAGAACCACTATATTCTTCATCTAATAAATCAGATTCAATAATTTGCAGTGCTAAAGGTATTTTTGAATTGCCAAAAGGTTGACGAACAATTCTAAATATTGCTTCACCACTTTCTGGTAATGCACCTGCTAATAACCATTCAAACTCATGAAAACTATGTTTACCTGCACAATCACATGAATCTGCTTGTGACCAATCAGTCCATTTACTTTCAATTGCATTATTTACTCTTTCATCTTTTTTGTTTCCTCTTATTTGTGTTACATGAGACTGAAACTCCATTCCTGTTCCAACAATAGAGAGTTGGGTACTTCTCTTTGCTTGTTTTGCATGAGGATTATTCCTAACTAATTCTCTTGCACGATCTCTCATAACTCTAAGTCCTTGCCTTACTTCAGCATCAGGACTTAATTGACTTGTACGCCAATCAGCAGTTAATCGTGTTATTTTTGCACCAGCGTAAGATCTTTGTGCTTTTCTTCTCAAAAATCTAGGTGCTACTAAATTAATGATTGCTCTCTGAAAACGATTCATTACATAAACCTCACATACATTCTTCTAGGATTACCTAAACCATTTGCCATCATTTCTGCTTGTTCCTCTAATTTAACTTGTGCCAAATATTTTGACCTTAATACATATAATTCTGATAATTCATATTTTTTAGCTGATCTAGTTCCTATCTTATATTCTTGTACCGCACCATTTTTTATTACATCATTTATAGCTGCTTCTATTAAATCTAATGTTTTTTTAGTCTCGGTTCTTCCATCAAATGCTTTTGGATTATTTCCTGTAAAAGCTAAACTTGGCAAAACTTCAAACTTACCTGTACTTATTGTCTGTACCTGTTGTCCAGACTTATTAGCTTTTGCTTCATAAAACCAATTTCCTTCTAAAAATGTAGAAGTCACAGCACTAGATATTTCAAACTGAAAACCATCTCCAAATGCAGTACTTTGTATCGTTGCACCAAAATTAGATCTATTAGTTCGTAAATAATAAATTACAGACCAATCAGGGCTGCTTATAGGATTGCCAAATGCATCATTCGTAGCGTTATCTCGCCATTGAATAAAGTCACCTGCATGAATTTTAGAAGGAAAAACCACGTTTTTTACCAATTAGAGACAAAATTAGACCTTTTAGAGGTTCTTTTACCCTTTAATCTTAGCGTGTCATCTTTTTTAAGCTTTTGTTCCTTTAATGTTCTATCAAATTGTTGAAATATGGTTCTAGGATCAAATGTTTGTAACAATCTACAATAAGCCGCATATGAATACACTGCTTCGTCTAATGCTTCATTTGCTACTCTAGATTTTTTTTGCCACTCTCTAGTTATATAGCCATTTTTCTTTCTTACATAGACTTGTTTCTCTGCGGTCAACTCTTCAAAGTAATCTGGTGTGATTGTAGGATAAAAATGTATATATCCTTTGCCAATCTCTGCATCTTTTAATTTATTATGAAGTGTTGTTTTTATAACACTTACTCCAACTGGATATAACTGTATAGCACCTCTTCTTAATGGTTGACCTTTTGAATTTTTATCAATAACAGTTGGTTTACCAATAGGTGGTTTATCTTTTTGGCTTTGACCTTTTATTCCAATAAGATTTAAATTCAGTCTTTCTCTTATAGCCGCATAAGTTTCTTGAGTAAAGTGACCTCCAGTATCTATAGCAGATAAAGATATTTTCATTTCTAACCCATCAACTCTTTTATATTTATTTTTTAAAACTTCTGTTAACTGATTCCATAAGTCAAATCTTGACGGTGATCCATAAATTACTTTTCTGTCAATTAACCACATCTCAGGATTTATATATGTGCCGCCATATCCAAAAACTGACATTGAAAGACGATCATCTTGTACATCAATACCCATACATAATATTTTGCATTCTTCTGGTGGTTTTGTAGCTTCGTACGTTTCCTTTGCTGCTCTTTTCATTAAGTCATCAGCCGTGGCAATTGTATAAAATTCTTCTTCGTAGCACTCACCTAAAGTTGTATTGATAAACGTCTTTAATTGTTCTGGATCTTCTTTGCAATCTAAATATTCTTTCATCAAGTGTGACCAAGTAGCATTTGGTGAGTATGAATATGCCGCCCATATATGAAAACCTCGATGTTTTGCTTTCCCAGGGGAGGTGGCTCTCCATTCACCTCTTTCAATCATCCATCGTTTTTTTGAATGAGGTATATGTTGTTCACATGATTTGCATTTATAAACAGTCGTCATTGGATCATCATCAAAACAAACAAAATTTTTCCACTCAAGATACTGCATGTGTCCACATTTATAGCAAGGCACGAAATATCTACGTTGATCTGACTCCTTAAATAATTTTTCTATACGACTAAAATCTTTAACAGTTGGTGTAGAACCTGCAACAATTTTTCTATTACTAAAAAATTCTGTTCTTTTTATTCCTAGTTTTATTTGATCACCCTCAGTTCCCGCTGAAGGAGCATAGCCATCTACTTCATCGAACAGGACGATACGTCTTGAAACCATTCTAAAACCTCTTGCACTGTTACTACCTACCAGCTGTAACGTCCCACCTGGAAAATTCTTTTTTAATAACGTATTTTGACCATCTTTTGATTTAGGATCGCTTACTAAACCATGTAAACATGGAGTATCTCTCAAAAGGGGTGCGATCTCGTCTTTGCTATAAGAATTACAATCATCCAAAGTGGGAAAACATGCCAAAATTCCACATGGATCATTTTCAATATGATATGCAATAAAGTGATTTAATATTTTTGTATACCCTACCCTTGCTGATTTCATTACTGTAATTTGCTCAACAGTTGAATCAGTCAAAGCATTCATAATTCCTACTTGATATGGCAATGACCTCCATCTTCCAGGCTCTGCTGAACTTTCTGCGGAAAGATATGCATTTTCGCATGCCCAATCATTTAGATTTAATTTCTTTGGTGGCTTGAATGCTAGATATGCTTTTTTTTCTAAATCAACAATACTGGTCATACACTTGCTAATTCTTCTAATGCTTCTCTAATAATTGAATCTAAAGTATTTATTGCTGAATCATCTAAATCTGGTAGTTGCTGCTGTGCCTTAGAAGGTACACCAAGTAATTTATTTCTTACTGTATTGACTATTTTCTGCCATTTTAAATTTACATCTTCAGCTAAAACTAAAGTTTGTTCTAATTGTTTTCTTTCTATCTCTAATAATTCACCTTTTAAAAATTCATTTCTAGCTTTGCTTTCATCATAATCAGGAATACTATCACTGGTATAACTAGCTTCTTGCTTAACAGCTTTTGGCTTTTTTCTTACTCGTTGAAACTTAGATTTGTTAACCCATTCTTTCTGCAAAGTATCACTCTCAACAAAAACTTTTCCATTTTCATCAGTCATAGCAGTTAATCTGCCTTCTTTGATTGCACCATAAACTGCTTGAACAGTTACACCCATTCTTTTAGCAGCTTCACTTCTGGAGATTAAAGTCATGTGTAAAAAATGTAAGAACTTTCATATTTCTTACAATAGCGTATCTTGACATTTATGGTATAATACCGCATTTTCACTGGACTTTCTCATAATGCTGTCTCATCTGTCTTATTTATGAGACATGTAAGAAGTTTTGTGCCGTTGTGCCTAGAAAAAATTTGCGAACGGAACGATAT